AAAAGATGGTAAAATTTAAAAAAGCAGATCATGAAAAATGGACAGTATTTCGACAAGGAACAAAGGACGTTATCAGCGCAGCCGAATTTGATTTGGTATGCAAGTTACACGCAGAATATCAAAAGCATTCGTTTTATAAACCCTGCACTTGCAACCCGAAACTCATCAATAGATGGATAGCTGATCTAAACGTAATATGGAATAATAAAAAATAGTTATTGAATTTTTTGTATCGTAACCTTTTTTGTATTATATTAGCGTATAATTAAAAACAGAACACATGAAAACATTATTTCAATCTCAGGACAGAAAAGGCTTTTTAATCAATATCGATCTAGAGCAATCATTTCTAAAAGAAACACTTTGGGTATGGCTAGAGGAAAAGCATAACGATATATTTTGGGATATAGAGATGCAAGAAGGCGGATCTATTAGACTAGATACAGGAGACAGATTTACAGGGAGCAGTATAACGTTTTCAGGGGACAACGGAATATTTGAATTAGTAGAAGTTGAAACAGAGGAGCTATAATGACAGCTAGAGAACTATTAAGTTTAAAAACCACAATAGAAGAGTTAAGAGCAGAAGATCCTGAGATAACGGACATCATTATTAACTATCAGGTAAAAGAAGCGAGGCAAAAAAACTTCGCAAACATTAATATTAAAATAAACAGATGACATCAACAGAACGATTACAACAAAAGATCACAGAGCTAGAAGGCGATTTGCTAGAGGCTAGAGCAGAGAAAAACCAGTTTACTTATATACATGAAACGCATCATTTATATTGCTCAGACGGCGAAATGCACATCGGGTATGGCGATTCAGACGATTCGAAATGGGTAGTCTATAACACCGATCAGCTATTTAAGGATCTACCATTTATCATAAACCAAGTAGTAAAGGAAAACGCTAAAATGCAGGAGTGGTATTTAGACAAAATAAAAGACGAATTAAAAGAGCTAGATCCTGAGGATAAAACAGAAACAAAAGAGATACCATTATTTGAAGGCACTCTAGATAAACTAAACGATTTATGATTTTGCTAGTAGACGCCGACAGTCTAGTATATGCTAGTTGTTGTAAGAAAAGAGAGACACCAGAAGATGACTACCATCAAACAGATCTATGCGAAGCTCGTAATAAGTTTGACGAACAGTACATGAATATTGTAAACACCCTAGAGGAGATGTACACTATCGAAAAGGTCATAACGTTTAACGGATCTAGAGGTAATTTTAGGCACTTTATCGGCAATAAGTATAAAGAGAATCGAAGCGAATACAAACGACCGCCATTATTATTTGAAATGCACGACTACGTTAAGAGTCAATACGACAGCATAGTCGGTTACGGCGTAGAAACAGATGACATGGTAGCTAAGTATTGGAAAAAACTAAGTGGAGAAATCGGCAGATCAAACGTCATGATTGTAAGCATCGATAAAGATTACAAACAATTCCCTTGCCTATTATACAACTATCATTATAAGCACAGAGAGATCTACGACATTTCAGAGGAGCAGGCTTTGTATAATTTTTACGAGCAGATGATCGCAGGGGACGCAGCAGATAACGTCAATTACTTTAAAGGTAAAGGCAAGAGGTTTTGCGAAAAGTATTACGCAGAATGCGAGACTGAGTTTCAATACAGAAAAAAGCTATATCAACTTTTTAAAGAAAAATACAAGAGTAAAGCAAAGGAAAAATATACCGAATGCTACAATCTTTTAAAACTAAGAACTGAATGAAAGAAATAAATCCAACCAATATCGCAAACAAGATAACCGAGCTTTCAGGCATCGACGTCTTTATTGACACTAGAGAACGGAAAGTTGTTGAGGTCAGATCCCTGCTTACTTATTTATTGCGAGAAAAGTTAAAAATGAGATGGAAAAATATAGTCTTGTTTTATGATCGTAACGGCAAGAAGATAAACATGGCAAACGTAATGCACAGCTATAAGAAATATGATGACTATAAAAAGCAGAATCCTGTTTTAGATCAGTTACAAAATTCTTTCGTGTTTGAGCCATACTCAGATTACGACGAAATCAACAAGATCGACTACCTAGAAAAGAAGTGCAAAAGGCTAGAGAAAAAATTACAAGAACAAATAAATAAATAAAGACATGATTGAGAAAGTAAAAATAACAGAGGTTTTTTCAAATACCACAAACCCGAGAGTCATCAAAGAGGCATCGTTTAAAAAGCTAGTAATTAGTATCAAGGATTTTCCTGAAATGTTAAACCTGAGACCGATCGTTATAAACTCAGAGGGTGCCATCATAGGAGGTAACATGAGATACCTAGCCTGTAAAGAGATTGGATTAAAAGAGATCCCTGTAATACGAGCAGAGAATTTAACAGAGGAACAGATCCAAGAGTTTATCATTAAAGACAACGTGAGCTTTGGCGAATGGGACTGGGACATATTAGCTAATGACTGGAAGTCGAATAAACTAAATGACTGGGGTTTGGGAGTATGGGAAAATAAAATTGAGAATACAGACTTTAAACCTGTAATGTTTCCTAGCCAATCGGATAAAGAAGTAACTGATGCTGATGTTCAAAAAGGAGCAGATCAAATAGGAAGCACATTCCAAAAAGGAACAGAAAGAAAATTCATAGAAACCATGTGTCCAGAATGCGGACATGAGTTTAATGTAGCAAACGAATAATGAAAAACGGAAAACATTTAATCATAGACGCCTACGGATGTAGCAGAGAGCCGTTATGTGACGCAGAGCTAATAAGGACTATGCTAATGGATATAACGTGGCTAATCGGTTTAAAACCTCTTTCTAAGCCATTGATTTATGTAGTAGACGAAAGCATGATCGACTTAAAAAGTACAGGGATTACTGGTGGCATTATATTCATGGAGTCACATTTTACGTTTCATGCGTTTCCTGAGCTAGATTATTTCTCTGCCGACATCTATTCCTGTAAAGACTTTGATCATACAGAAGTAATTAAATACATCAATAAGTTTTTTGAGCCTAAAGATTTAAAAGAAACTGTAATACTAAGAGGATCAGCACTATGACAAAAGAAGAGATACATTTATTTCTAGAATTAGAAACGACATTCACATTTGCAAAATCGATGGCGAATATTCCGCACAGTTGGATATGTAGAAAATACTATTTAGACGCTCAGTTTTTAGCTGCAATGAATTTTATTAAAGAAAACGGTTACAAAGAGAAGTTCTACAGCAAAGAATATACATACTACAATATAAACGATTACAAGTATTGGGTAGCGACAGACGAAAAGGGTTTTGACGATCCTACGGCAATAATTAATCGAGCAAAAATATGATAACGACAGTTCAATGTATAAACGAAAGACTAGAGTTGGCTAAAAAAACGATAGTTGCAGCAGAGATACCTGCCTTATTTTATGTAGATAAAAACAAGGACGGATGTCTGGCTAGTTTCGGGGCTATGTTAAATAAATATCCGACAAACGATTATAGATTACACCTACAGGACGATCTAATGTTTGCTGATAATATTATAAAATATCTGCCTAGAGTTGAAAACCACATGAGAACTAAAGACCTCCATGTACTGTCTTTGTTCGCTCCTAACAGAAAGCTAATTCTAAAGCAATATGAAGAGGGTAAAGTTATTGCTCCTTTTCCGAATTACTTATGGCTACAGGCGACGATGTTTTCGCCTCAATTTCAGTCAGTCATGAAAAAAGAATATAATAATCTGTCAGATAAAAGCATTAAAGACGATGATGTTTTCGTCGCTCATGTAATGAAAAAATATAACGTTAAGGCATACGTTCATTTGCCAAGCATAGTACAGCATAATACTGACATTAAATCCTCTCTAGGACACGCTAATAGCAAAAACAGAGAGTCAAAGGTATTCGATAAAGATTATATAAATAACCTGTTAAAACCTAAACAATGAACTACAACAAAGACATAATGGATTGGAACGAATTTCCTGCTTACGATATGATATGGTGCGATCCGCCATGGGAACAAAGAATGGTCAAATACTTTGAAACTGTAATGAAAAGAGATTCAGGCAGAGAAGCCAGTAATACAATCACGAACATCATTAATAAGCTAGGGAGTCTAGCATCAACAGAAAAACTGATTGTTCTTGAATACGGAATTAAAGGGCATGAGCTAGTTATCAGGTTGATGGAAGAGAAGGGGCATAGGTTTATATCTAAACACGAAAGAACGTATGACAAACGACCGTTTTTAGTTCTAGTATTTAATAGAGAGATCGAAATGTATGACACAAAAAATGAGTCTGAATTAATCACTAAAACATTGCTTGGCTTAAAAGATATTAAAACAGTATTCGATCCGTTTGCAGGTATTGGATTTACAGCAAAGGCAGTTCGTAAGGCAGGGATTAAATACATAGGATCTGAGATAAATCCTGCGAGATTTGAAAAGCTAAAGAAAGTAAACATATGAAAATATACAGTAAAAACAATGTGCTTGTAGAAGCAGAGAAAAGAATACACAGACTCTTTGACGATTTCGAGAATGTAGTAGTCGGATTTTCTGGTGGCAAGGATAGTACTGTATGCCTTAACCTTACATTAAAAGTAGCCGAAGAGAGAAACAGGTTGCCGTTAAAAGTTTTGTGGGTTGATCAAGAAGCTGAATGGCAGGGGACTGCTGACTATTGTGAATCAGTATTCGATGACAAGCGGATAGAACCGATGTGGTTTCAAATGCCAATGAAATGGTTTAACAACGTTTCGTCTAATGAGAAATACATTCATATATGGAAGGACGGGGCTAAACACATGAGAGAGCGATCAGATAAATCCATAAAAGAAAACGTCTATTTAGATTTTGGTTTTCATGAGCTGTTTAAAAGGATCTTCGATGTGCATTTTCCTGATGAGAAGTCGTGTTACATATCGGGTGTAAGAACAGAGGAAAGCCCTAACAGAATGATGAGCCTCACAAGCTCGTTGACATATAAGGATATTACATGGGGCAAGATATTAGACAAGACGAAAGAGCATTACACTTTTTATCCTATTTATGACTGGAGCTATAGCGATGTCTGGAAATACATCTTTGACAATAATATCGTTTACAATAGGATCTATGATGCTCTATTTACTCATGGCGTAGGTGTACTCAATATGCGGATCTCAAATCTACATCATGAAACTGCTATTCAAAATCTATTATTAATACAGGAGATCGAACCTGATACATGGAACAAGATCGCAGAAAGACACGACGGAACGAATGCAATCAAACATCTTAAAAGTGATGCCTTTAAGTGTCCAAAGGATTTACCGCATATGTTTAAGTCATGGAAGGAATACGCATTATATCTAGCAGATAATCTGACAAGTGATGATCAGTTTATAAAAAACCTGCATAAGAAAATAGATAAAAACAAAAAGTACATGGTATCGAATAAGGTTTATGTCGCTTTTTACAGGAAAGTGATTGACACAATTCTATCTCAGGATTTTGACTTTACAAAGCTGACTAACTTTCTGACTAATCCTTATTTCAATACAGTAAAGAAATATGTAGACGGAAAACTGAACAGCAAAAACATCGAGATTAATCGCAAGTATGATAAATACGTAAAAGGACTAATATGAAAGCAACATTAAAAAACCTATTGACCAAAGAGATAAAGGCAGGAGATCAAATTTCTGTAATAGAAGAGATCAAAGAATTGCTGCATGATTTATCGCCATTAAAAGAACAGCCAGTAAATAGAACGAGGTGGGTTTTAATAGACGAGGTGTCGCCAAATGACTACAACCCTAACTCAGTAGCTAAAAAAGAAATGGGTCTCTTATATACCTCTATTAAGCACGACGGATATACACAACCGATCGTAACGATACAAGACGAAGAGACAGGCAAGTATGTAATCATTGACGGGTTTCACAGATATTATACGGCTAAGACTAATGCGGACATCCTAGAGCGTAATAAAGGCTATCTGCCGATCGTAGTATTGGAAAAGGATATAAACGACCGAATGGCAAGTACGGTTCGCCATAATAGAGCTAGAGGTATGCACTCAATCTCAGGGATGTCAAGCATGGTATTTACTATGTTAGAAAATGGGTGGAGCGATAAAGAGATATGCAACGAATTAGGGATGGGAGTTGAGGAGCTTGTAAAGCTAAAACACATTACAGGGTTCTCTAAGCTATTCGCTGATGCGGAATACAATAAGGCGTGGGAGTCCGCTAATCAAATACGCCTAAAACTAAAACACAAACAAGATGAAAAAACTAAGACAGTTTAGATCGAGGCAAGGAAGGTCTGACAAACAATATTCAAGCAGCGTTAAAGCTATGACTTATGGTTGTATAACTTTAATAGTTGTAATTTTAATCACAATACTAATACGAATAATATGACATATAGCATCACGTTAATTTGTGCAGCACTATTACTATTAATATTAATAAAAGGAGAAACTAAAAAATAAAACAATGGACGAAAGTAGACACATAAAAAAGGAATCACTATTAGCAGCACTAGAACAAAGTTTAGGAGTTGTAACCGTAGCGTGTAGGGAGGCGAACGTGCCTAGAAGCACATACTATAAATGGCTAAAAGAAGATGAGGTCTTTGCCGAAGAGGTTCGAGATATTGAAAACGTAGCTTTAGACTTTGCAGAGAGTAAGCTCCACAATCAAATCGATGCGAACAATACCTCAGCTACAATATTTTACTTAAAGACTAAAGGTAAAAACAGAGGATATGTAGAACGTCAAGAAATTACTGGAGCAGAAGGAATGCCTACTAACTTTCAAATCGAGATAATTGGATCAACTAAAGATAAAGACTAACATTGTATATGATCACTTATTAAACTCCGACAAGAAAATAGTAGTCGAGCAGGGAGGTACGAGATCAGGAAAAACATACAACATAATACTGTGGATCATTTTCGAGTATTGCACTAATAATAGAAACAAGGTTATTACTGTATGCCGTAAATCGTTCCCTAGTTTACGTGCGACTGTTTTAAGAGACTTTATGACGATCCTCGAAAGCCATAACCTTTACAGCGAGAAGTTCCATAATAAGTCTAATTCTGAATATTATCTATTTGGAAACCTAGTGGAGTTCATTTCGCTTGACCAACCTCAAAAGATTAGAGGACGGAAAAGAGATCTGCTTTTTATTAATGAAGGCAATGAGTTATTCTGGGAGGATTGGCAACAGCTAGTTTTCAGGACACAGGATCGGATTGTAATTGACTTTAATCCGTCAGACGAATATCATTGGATCTATGACAAGGTACTGCCTAGAGATGACTGCGACTTTTTTAAAACAACGTATTTAGACAATCCCTTTGTCGAGGAGTCAATAAGAAAAGAGATCGAACTGCTTAGAGATACTGACGAACAGTACTGGCAGATATACGGATTAGGCGAAAGGGCTGCGAGTCGAAGCACCGTATTTAGATATGCTGAGGTTTCACATATTCCAGAAGACGCAGAGCTAGTAGCATACGGAATGGACTTTGGCTTTTCTAATGATCCTAGTACGCTTGTTTCAGTTTATACTAAAGACATTAACCTTTATGTTAAAGAGCACTTATATCGAACCGCTATGACGACTACTGATATACATAAGTTCCTGTTAAGCGAAGAGCTTGACAACAAACCTATATACGCCGATAGTGCAGAACCTAGACTTATTGAGGAGCTTAGACGCATGGGACATAACATTTTCCCAAGCCTAAAAGGTAAAGACTCTGTCAATGCAGGAATAGATCTATTAAAAAGATACAAGATAAATATACTGTCGACATCCAGTAATGCCATATCGGAGTTTAGAAACTATAAATGGAAAGAGGACAAGACTGGTGCTTTACTTAATACGCCTATAGATGACAACAATCATATTATCGATCCCTGTCGCTATGCTACATACTCGATTTTATCCAAGCCTAGATTCGGGACTTATGCCATCAATTAAAATAGTTATGAAATTATTTGTATTATAACTAAAAAGGTATTATCTTTGAGTATCACTAATAAATAAATAGAACAAATGAGAACACTAGAAAAGTACAAGCAGAATTTATCGATCAGAGGAAACCAAGTATGGAGCTATACGACACACGTCGCAACCATAGACGGAAACGATTTACTACAATTAGGGTATTGGTCACAGACTACTCAGAAACACATCAACTATGTAGCGGATCAATTAGACTTAATCTTAATTAGAAACTAATGACAGGAGAAAGTAACTGCTGTGGAGCACCGCCTTATTACGATACAGATTTGTGTTCGGACTGTAAAGAACACGCAGAATTTTATTCAGAAAATAACATAGACTAACATGAGAAAACATACGAGAGCAGCCAAATTAGGCAGACAGTTTAAGAAATTCGAGACAGTTATGTTGATAGTAATACCAAGCTATTTTATCGGCAGAACGTTAATCAGTTTAATCTTTAATATATAAATTATGAGTTGGGACGATTATTTAAATCCACATGAGCAGCCTGAGTATTGCTGTTCACATTGCGAGAAGCCGATGCATGAAGATAGAACGTACTGCAGTAACGGCTGTTTCGAAGCAGATATGATGTAAGGATAAGTTGGGAAAACTTACATCTAATAAGGGTAGTCAGAAATGACTGCCTTTTTTTTAATTGGAACATTAACACAAAGTTTATCAAAAAAAACGTTATATATATATGAACATCAATATTAAAATACCGACATCACTAAAGGACATTACTCTAAGACAGTATAAAAAATTCCTGAAAATTCAAGACACGGTAAAAGACTCCAGATTTCTAAATGCTAAAATGATCGAGATCCTGTGTAATGTCAGGCTAGAGGACGTGATGCTTTTAAAGCTCTCAGACTCACAGGAAATAATTTCGATACTATCTAAGCTGTTTGAAGAGAAACCTGCTCTAATCACTCGCTTTGAGTTAAACAAGGTAGATTACGGTTTCCATCCAGAACTAGACGAAATGACGCTTGGCGAATACATAGATCTAGATACTTTTATTGGAGACTGGGACAACATGGAAAAGGCGATGAACGTTTTATATCGACCTGTGATTGTGAAGCTAAAAAGCAAATACAATATAGAAGAGTACCGACTAGGAACAGAGGGTGTATTATTAGATATGCCAATGGACGCCGTAATGTCATCGATTTTTTTTTTCTGGAATTTAGGTCTAGAATTATCGAAAACTATGACGAACTCTTTGGACAGCAAGGAAACAGAGATCTTGACGCAGTATCTCAATTCTCAAAAAAATGGGGTTGGTATCAATCAATTTATGGACTCGCTACAGGGGACATTACACGATTTGAAAATATCACTAAATTAAATGTGCATGAGTGCTTTATGATGCTTTCGTTTATGAAAGACAAAAACGAACTCGAAGCAAAACAAATTAAAAAGAAGTTTAAATAATGGCAAATCAAGGTGTTAGAGGTTTTTTTCAATTAACGGAAACCATAAAAGCAGAGTTACTAAAAGACGTAAATATTAACACAGTAACTACTGGCGATATTACAGACGTAAACCTCAACAAACAAGACATCTTTCCTTTAGGTCATATCATTATCGAGAGCGTAGCAGACGAGGAGCAAGTGCTGAGGTTTAATATGACGATCCTAGCCTGTGACATAGTTAATATGTCGAAGGATCTAACGGTCGACAGGTTTACAGGAAACAACGATGTTCAGGACATTCTAAATACACAACTAGCAGTCCTAAACAGACTGACGCAGAGATTAAGGATGGGCACTTTATATACTGATATGTATCAGCTAGAGGGTGTTCCTGTATTGACACCTTTCTATGATCGATTTGAGAATCAGTTAGCAGGATGGTCTGCCTCAATTACGGTATTAATTTACAATGACATATATATCTGCTAATGGAATTTAAAAAATTAGAAGAGGTCTTAAATAAATACGCAAAGTACGTGGTACAACAAGCGAAGTCTAACCTAACAAAAGACGGTAAAGGGTCTGGCGTATTATACGAGTCAGTTAAATATACCTTAGAAACCGAAGCAAACGCCTTTCTCTTAGACTTTCTAATGGAGGACTACGGAATATATGTCGATGAAGGAGTTAAGGGCGCAAACCCGTCTCTAATTAAGGGAGGCATACAGAAAGCTCCGATGAGCAAATTTAAGTACACAAACAAAATGCCTCCAATGCAAATTCTAGCCGATTGGGCAAAGAGTAAAAATATAAGGTTTAGAAACGCCAAGGGACAATACGCAAAAGGAAGTAATAGGAGCATGGGTTTTGCACTACAGAAAAGTATATTCGCACAGGGATTAAAGCCGAACTACTTTTTTACAAAGCCATATAACAAAAGAATAAAAACATTAAGTCCTGAGCTTTCTGAGTCATTCATTTTAGACATAGAGAACGCAATAATACTAGGACAAAAAAGATAAACTATGGCAAATATAGCATTAAGAAACCCACAGTATAAATTCATTAGCGTACCATCGTCAGGTGTATTATCTACTGAGTGTGAAATATACATCGAGGGTACTTTAACATATACGATAATAAGAAACAACCCCAATCCTCTTACAGGGTCAAACTTTGAAATTTCAGAACTAGCAAGAGATTATTTAGACATAACTTGGTCTTCTAATTCGACACCTCAATCCGTTGCTATTGCAACTATATTAACTAACAAGGCAGGGCTTAACGGAACTGGCTCTACAGTAGGAAACCCTGTCAGCTACACCGATGAGGGCTTTGAAGCTTTTGGATATTATGAAGAGGCAGAAAACCCAACGATACCTTTTATATCAGGGGCTCAGTTTTTAATAGCTCCTAACGTATTGCCAAATCAAGCTAGATGGCAGATATATGTTCCTGAATACGCAACTGGATATGTAAGCTATATAAACACATCGGGTACGTCTGTTGTTTCTGAAGCCTATAATGCAACAGCTACATCGGTAAGCAGTCAAAGTAATACCTGTATTATAAATAGAATTGAGTGCACAAAATACGACCCGATAAAGGTTATGTTTATTAATCGATATGGTGTACAACAAGATTTATGGTTTTTCTTAAAAGAGTTAAAGGCAGTAAGAAGGTCAAACGAAAGCTATCAATCAAACACGCTACAAACGCCTGAGGATGAATATGCTCAATACAATGTAACGGATGCACCTAAAAAGCTATTTAATACACAAGCAAAACAGACACGAACATTAAGTTCAGGTTATTATCCTGAGGGTGCAAACGGTTTTTTTGAACAGTTATTATTAAGCGAATACGTTTGGATTAGAGCAGAAAGAGTTGGTTATAATAGCACATATAGAACGATCCCTGTTATTGTAAAAACATCTAGCATGACTTATAAAACCAAATTAAACGACAGGCTAATTGAATACACTATAGAATTTGAGGACGCTTTTGACTACATAAACAATATAAGATAGATGCAAGAATTACAGCTATACATAGAGGGTCAAAGGCTAGAGCTTTTTAAAGACGAATCAGTATCTCTTACTCAGACTATTCAGAATGTGAAAGACGTCGCAAAGATATTTACGTCGTTTACTAAGACGTTCGCTGTACCTGCGAGTAAAAACAATAATAAGATTTTTAAGCATTATTATAACTATGATATTGTAAACGGGTTTGATGCAAGGATTAAAAAAGACGGCAGTATTGAGCTTAATTTTATACCATACAAAACAGGTAGAATAAAGCTAGAGGGTGTTAGTCTTAAAAACAACTTAGCTCATACATATCGAATTACGTTCTTTGGAAACACAGTAGAATTACCTGATATTTTAGGCGATGACAAACTAGGATCTTTACTGTTCTCTAGCTCTGACTATACAAAGACATATAATCAGCAAACAATAAGAGCTTTCTTAACGAGTCAGCAAGGAAACGGAAAGTTAATCGTGCCTTTAATTACGCATACTCAAAGGCTGTTTTATAATTCGTCATCGCCGAACTACGACAACGTTTATTACAACTCTGGATTACAGCAAGGTGTAGTTTTTGATCAGTTAAAATTTGCAGTAAGGCTCTATGAGATTATCTTAGAAATAGAAGACAAATATACTGTAGCAAACGGGTATGCAAATAACATAGTGTTTTCTAGAGATTTCTTTAGCACGAGTAATCCAGTATTCTATAAATTATATATGTGGCTACATCGTAAAAGTGGCTACGTTCAAGCACCTCAGCAGGTCGTTCAATATACAACTATAACGCCATCATGGAATGGTACGGTAAATTACATTGTAAAACAGAATAACACTATTATAATTCCTGTTCAAATAATAACGAACCCAAACAGTATAATTGACAACGCATTAACTATAACACCACAAGCAGGGAATACAACCGAATATCAGGTACAAGTAAGAGAATCAGGAAATGTTATATATACATCAACAGCAAGAACAGGTACAACAGCTAATATTTCATTACAGTATTTTGTCGGTAATGGAGTTTATACTGTAACTATTCTGCACAGTTTGCCAATAATAATAAGCTCTGTTTCATGGTTTTTTGAAGGGTTCTACAGACCTGCTGGACAACAACAACCTATAGGATGGACAGAGACTTATACCGTTAGTCAATTTAGTGCTACTACTGATTTTGATTTTATAGTTGCAGAGCAGATTCCAGATGTTAGTATTATGTCTTTTCTTACTGGGCTATTTAAGATGTTCAATTTAGTTGCCTATGTAAATGATGCAGGTACAATAGTTGTAAGGCCTTTAGAGGGCGGAACAGGTGTGGATTATAGTTACTATACCTCAGCAGATATAAGTGGCGCAGATGCTCCGACAAACTATAATATATCAAAATACATTGATGTAACAAAAAGTCAAGTAAACGTTGCTTTACCTTACAAAGAAATTATGTACAGGTACGAGGGCACAGGTACTTTTTTAGCTAAACAGTTTGCACAGCTAGATGGTAGGGCATGGGGTTCTTTACCATACATAGGCGGAACAAATACTGATGGAACAGGCGGTATTAATTACAACGCATCTACAGAGATTTATGATGTTACAGTACCATTTGAGCACATGCAATATGAAAGGCTTTTAAATGGAAGTAGCGGTGCAGCTTTAGACATACAATGGGGCTGGTCAGTTAATGAGAGCGCACAGGCTTATATAGGTAAGCCCCTTATATTTTATGCTGTTTTACAGACTGGAACTCAAATGAGTT